ATGGACTGCGTCCATGCCGCAAAACGAGCAATCGGGGAGATGGGCGCTTTGCCGCCTCCGCCGAAGATTCAACCCGCGAGGGGTGAGGGTTAAACATGACCACCAGCGAAACCATCGCCATCGCCGCCCGCCCCCCACGCCCTCACTTCGGCCTCGCGACGCCGCGTCAGCCCACGCAGCCGGCGCCCGCCGGCCTTGTCCCACTTGCGCAGCTCGGCCGGCACGTCGGCCCACCGCTCTGCATTCACCCGCTTGCGCAGCGTCGAACCCCGCAGCGCACCGGTGCCCAGGTTGAACGTGAAGTCGATCAGCGCCGCCAGCCTGCCCGGCTCATCCAGCGCCGGGCACAGCTTCAGCACCGCCGGCATGTACTTGGTGCGCACCATCCACAGCAGCAACGCCTCCGCCCGCGCCCGGGGGATCGGCGCATCGGCAAGCGTCACCCGCCGGCCATCCTCATAGTAGGTCGCCCCGTAGCCGATGGTCGGCACACCGGCCGGGCACAGGTAGGGATGCAGGTAGCAGCCCTCAAATCGGCGGCACAGCGACGCTGCTACCTGCACCGCCAGATCGAGAGACCGCATCACTTGCCGCGCTTCGCAAGGCTGCGGTCGGCGATGTAGAGGCCCAGGATCGCTGCCACAAGCTCTTGATCCCACTCGGTCAGCACAAAGCCGGCCCGCCAGATCCGCGCCACAACCACCGCAATCGCCAGCGTCGCCAGCAAGGGTCGGATCGACTGGTTCCACGCATCCACAAACCGGATTCCCGTCATTCGCGTGGTCGATGCAACCAGCTCGCCCCAGGCCTCACCGGCCAATCGGTCCATGTCGGCCTCGGCCTGCACCGCGATGGTCTTCACGCCCAGCTCGGCCTGCAGCCGGATTGCCTCCTGCTGCCGCGCGTGCTGCGCCGCTTCCAGGTCGGCGGATAGCCGCATCCGCTCGAGCTCGTGCCGGTGATCCTGCCGGGCGGTGAGCCATGCCGCGAGCTCGCCCCAGATCATGCGGAAGGCCGACCCCCCGAGAAACGCAATCAGCCCACTGAACATCACTGCGGCCCCTTCAGAAAATCACGCCAGCCGGCGATCAACATCCACCCGAGGAAGCCAAGCAACCCCCACTTCGCCAGCTCGAACAGCAGCTTCTGCCAGAACTCCTTGCGCGCCCGGGCGATGTTGATCACTTCGTCGTGGTAGGCGCGGTGGCCTACCGGATCGTCGGCCGGGAAGGCATGCCGCAACTCGACGATCTGCCGCTCGGTGCCTTCGGCGCGGCGGTGCAGCTCCTCGCGGGCCTGGGAGAGGTCATTGCGCACCTCGCGGATCTGCTCCGAAAGGCTGACGAGGTGCCCGAGGATCGTCTTGTTCTGCTCCTCAAGGCCACCGGCGAGGCCCGCCTGAAAAAAGGCGGTCTGGACATCAATTTCTTCAGGCATGGTGCCTCCTTCGTTTATGCAAATCAGGACGACCCGATTACGATGACGGTCAGGGTTGCGTTGCCCGGGTCGATGGCGGCGCCGCTGTTGTTGTTCAGCGTCACCGTCACGGTATCGGCGGACGCGATGTGAGCGGACAGGGACACGCCGGCCGGCATGGAGTTGGAGTTGGCGAGCGCGACCATCCCGGAGATTGCCGCCCCGGTCACGGTGACCGTTGTAGATTGCTGCCCGCCGGCGGGGATGCTCGGGCAGTCAAACACCTGGGTCACCATCCGGAAGAACGTCACCCGCGAGCCGCCATTGATCGCCAGTGCGGCAACGCCGGTCGATGACCCGGAGGCAGTGCTCACCAGCGCCCCGTCGTTCGCGCGCTCATTGACGCGGGCCACGCCGGCCACGGTCGGCGCCGGGCTCACGTTTTCGATGAGGATCTCGCCGCCAGTGGCGGCGGTCACCAGCTCGGGACGGCCGCTGCTCAGCACCGCCGATGCCCCGCTCCGCACGCGAACGCCGCCGCCGGCCGCGCCTGTCATGTAGGATGCCGGCGCGTCGAGCGTGCTGTTTGCGCCGTAGAGCTCGACCGGGCCGCCGCTGTTGCCGGTGATGGCGCAGTCCGCGGCGGAAATCCGGGCGTTTTCGGCGTAGAGCCCCCGGCCGTTGCCGGCCGTGCCGCGGCAGCCTACGCTCCACAGCCCGGCCGCGTAGAGCGTGGCGCCGCCGTAGGCCTCGATGTTCTCGCGGGCGTTGCCAACGAAGAGCGCGAGCGACAGGTCGCACACGGCGCCGAAGTGGGCATAGACCCCGGAGGCCGCATTCAGGCCGACCGCGCCGTTCGAGAGGTGGCAGCCCGCCGTGCCACCGATCCGTAGGCCCATCCCCCCGTTCTGCCAGAAAAACGGGATCTCGCCGTAAAGCGTGGCCCCGTCCAGCAGATTGACGCCGTCCGACGCATTGCCGACGGCCTGGCCCTCGGTGAAGAGCAGGACGGCCCCGGCGTTGGCCTGCACACCTCGCCCGCTGGTCCCGCTCACGACAACCTCGCGCATCCCGATTGTGGCGTTTTCCATGGCCCAGACGCCAAAGTTCAGGCTCCCGCAGTAGTGCGATCGGCGGGACTGCAGATTGCCGCCAGTGCCGATGAACGCGCCGCGCCCCCACTCGACCGCCGCGAAGCCGTCGCCCGTGCAGCAGATCCCGGTCGGGCCCAGCTGGGTAGGCCCCTCGGCGGTGCGCCCGTTGAGCGCAATGCCGTGCGTGCCGGTGGAGCCGTTGCTGCCGCGAACGACCAGATTGTTCAGGAGCGCGACGGACGCACCCTGGCCAAACGAGAACCCGTCTCCCGAGCCGCTGTTGTAGAGCACCGTGCGGATGGCCTTCACGTCGCCGCCGCTCACCCGATTGACCGGCGGCGCAAACGGCCCGCGCCAGCGGTTGAGGACCGTCACGGCATTGCCCGCCACCGCGGTAACGCGGTGAGTGCCCTCGTGGGCGACTGCCGGCGTGATGATCGAGTACGGCGAGCCGGCGGTGATCGTCACCGCGGGGCTGACCGTCAGGCCCGAGGCGCTGCCGATAGCCGTGATGACCGCCATCTGCCCATCGCACAGCAGCAGGTCGCCGACGTTGGCCTCGGCGGTGAAGGCCGACCCGGAGCCGGTCACGGATGCGCTCGAAACGCCGCCCGTGCTTACGGTGCCGCTGTTCGGCCGACTGACAAAGTAGTCGCTCGACCCGGCCACCCCCAGCGCCCAGGCGCCGGAGATGTTGGCCGACGACGCCCCCACCGACACGACCTGCCGGGTCTGGCCCTTGATCGTGACCAGATCGCCCTCGGCCACATAGTCGGACAGCGCGCCGGCACCGATGGACGACCACGACACGCTGCCGCCTCCGGTGGCCGCGGTGACCGTGCCGAGCATGGCCGACGTGCGCAGCAGCTCATTCCTCGCGACGCGCTGCCGATACACCGACAGGTCACCGGACAGATGCACCAGCGGCACGGCGTTGTCGATCTTGAGGTAGTGACCGGCCGCAATGCCGGAGGCGTCAGCCACGTTGAGCACCACGGTGTAATTGCCGGCCGTGCCGCTCACCGAGGCGACGCTCGACAGCGCCGTGCTGATCGGCGCCGCGCCCTCGATGGTCAGGCGGCCATTGTTGCCAACGTTGGCGATGTTGCCGGCCGTCGTCGAATGCACCCCGGCGTCAAGCAGCAGCGCGACCGGCGCAACGGCGTCGACCATGCCGAGCTTCGGCAGCACCGCGGGGGAGTCGGCGGCCGACACAGGGATGCTCGACACGCTGGCCGGGATCAGCACGCGTTTGCCGGTGGCGAGCAGGTCTTTCAGCGACGAGCCGCCCACAAGATAGGCAACATGCGACGTGGCCGCCTGGGCCGCCGCGGCCCAAGCTGCCGCCTCGTCCGCACTGGCCCGGGCCTCGACGCCCACGGCGTACAGGCTGGCGAAGAGCTCGTCGGGGGTCAGGTCGCTCGAGATGGGCGACTTGAAGGCGCGGCCGACCTCCTCGGCGATCTGCTGAATCTGGATCGTCGCCCGATCAAGGGCGTCGTTGATCACCCGCGGGTAAAACCCGCCCTGGTTGGTCAGGGTGACCGGCTGCATGTTCGGCACCTTGCTGGTCAGCGTGATGCGGTAGCCGTTGGCGTAGGGGGCCGCGGTCTGGATCGCGCCGCCCGGGTTGCTGTCCTGGTTGGCGTTCAACGTGACGCTGTAATGCGTCCCGATGTCCAGGTCCGTCTCGACGTTGCCCGAGTCGGTCAGCACGACACGCAGGTCGGCAGAGGAAAAAACCTTGAACGCAAAGGGGAAAACGTCCGTCGAGCCGTTGCAGGAATACGGCCCGGCTTTTCGCAGGGAAGATGAGATGGTCATTGGCAGCGCTCCGGGGGATTCGCCGCAAGGCTACCCACCCGGAGCTATGCCACGCGCACCCGCTACCGCTTCGACTCCGGCGACGCGGCGCCGGTGATCATGCCCCGCGCCGCATCCATCGAGCCGGTGGGCACGATGCGCCCCTCGGACAGCCCGGCCAGATAGCCTACCGGCCGCGCCGCCAGATTGGCCGGCAGGCCCACGGTCATGCTGATCAGCGTCGCCACGTCGCGCACGGCTTTCTGGGTGCTACCCTCGCCGGCCGCCGCCTTGTAGGCCGACACCGGCGCCCGGGCTGCGCTCTCCAGCATCGACACCGCCGGGGAGGTGGCAAGCCGGTCGTCGTAGGGCTTGGAGTTGGCCGCATTGACGAGCGCATTCACGCCCTGCCCCACCACCGGCACCATCGCCGTGACGTTGCGCAGCGGCGCCCAGCCGAACAGGGCCGCTATCCAGTCGTCCAGGTACTCGCCGTCCTTGTCGGCGTCGTCCGGCCCGCCGCGGAAAAGCTGCGCGATGGCCTCGGCGACGACGGCCGGCGCCAGGAAGCCCAGCCCCAGCACGAACAGGCCGCGCCCGGCGTTCTGGCGCAGGCCGCCATCGTGGGCGATCTTCACAAACTCGGAGCCCAGCAGGTTGGCCTGCATGTTGAAGTAGCCGGCGAACTGCGTGAAGAGGCGCACGAAGGCACTGCCGCCTTCGATCCGGCTGATGTCCTCGGGCAGGCTGCTGCCCTGGGTCTCGCGGATCGCCGCATCGGCCAAGCGCACGGCGTCGCGCTCGGTTTCACCGGCCTCCACCGCCTGGTTGTAGGCTGCGGTCCAGATGATCGGCCCCATCACGTTATCCACCGCGGACTGCAGGAAATAGGCGTGGCGCATCGTCCAGTTCTGGCCCTGCTCCAGCAGCGATGGATTCAGCAGGATGTCGTTGATCTCGCCGGTCATCACGGCCACCTCATTGTCCATCCGGCTGGCCATGTAGGCCGACGACTCGGCGACAGCGCGGGCCGTCTCACGTGGCGCCTTGAGGTAGTCGGCAGCGGCCGACAGCAGCAGGCCAGGCCGCACCTTGACGGCCGCCAGGGCGAAGCCGGTCACCTGCTGGACGGCGTTGCTCACGTTGGCGAACATGGCGGCCGCGCCGGCCCGGGCGCGCATCACCGAGAAGAAACGCATGAGCCCCGCCGACCCTGCGATGGGCGTCTCGACCTGCTGCCGGGCGGAGCGGTTCAGCCACGGCTGGATCATGGCCGGGATTGCCTCGGGATCAACACGGCTCAGCGCCTGCCCAACCTTCTTGGAAAGCACCCGCTGCACGTCGCGGACGGGCATTTCAAGGTGGCTGAACAGCAGCACCTTGTCGATGTGCTGGGCCAGGGTGCGAAGGTCCAGCGTCAGCGGCCGGTTGTATTCGACGCGGGCCTTGGTGAAGCCTTTCGGCGTGGTCGGGAATGCGTAGGCCATCGCGGCGTTGTCCTCCTCGGCCAGCGCCCGCAGGTTGGCGTCCTGCACCACCCGGGCGTCGGCCATCGCCGGCACGTAGCCGCCGCGGTACTCGCCCCATGGGGTTTGCACCGGCTCGGCGGTCACCTCGTCGAAGTAGTGGCCGAACACGTCGCGATGGGTGCGCTGGGCGCCGGCTTTGGTCTCTTCGAGCAAATCCCAGACGCCCTGCACGAAGTCCATGTGGGCCTTGGTGACCTTGCCCTCGCTCACCATGCGCGAGACAAAGGCGTCCCAGCGCGAGGTATCGAGCGTGCCGTCGGGCAGTTCCTGCGCCCACTGGCGGCCAAGCAGCAGCTTGCGCTTGTTGCTGGCGTTGCCGGTGTGCAGCAGGGCGTGCAGGATCTCGTTCATAGCCGAGCCGCCCGAGTCCTTGCCGAAGGTGTAGCCTAGCTCCGGCGCCGCGATCAACTGCGGCTTGAGGGTCGGCGCGATGCCATCGAACAGAGCGCGGAAGCGGCGCAGGTAAGCGGCCTTGTCCGCCCGGTAGGCGTCGGCAGCGTCCTTGATGCGGAAAAACACGAAGCGCCGGAACGGCCCCACCCCCTCGCCGCCATCCATCGCGCCGGCCCAACTCTCGACCCGGCGGGCCGACGCAATGAAGGTGCGCAGCTTCGCCCGGCGGGCCTCGGCGGGCGTCACCGCCTGCCCCTCGCCCGGGATGGTGTCGGGGATGCCGATCTCTTCGAGCCGGGCGAACAGCGCATCCTCCACTTCCTGCCGGTCGATCAGGTCACCATCCACCTCCATTTGCCGGGAGCGCCGCGCGAGGTGCAGCATGGCGTCGATCTCGTCGCGCAGGCCGCGCAGCTCTTCGACGGTCAGCTCCTGAACCGGCTTGGCGTTGGCCTCGGCCGCGTCCAGGCTGGCCTTCAGCACGCCGTAGAGCTCGGGGTCGTAGGATTCGACCGCCTTCAGGTATTCGCCGGCCTTCTTCGCGCGCTTCTCGGCGATGCCGTATTCCCCCAGGATCGCCCGGGCGGCGTTGGCGATGTCGAGGTCGTAGGCCTTGCCGAGCCGCTTGTCGGGCCGGTTGGCGAACTCGCTGAAGTTGCGCAGGATGGCGCGCACTTCGGCTTGCGCGTCGTAGGCCGCCCGGGTGGCGTGGTGATTGACCAGCTCGTTGCGCTTCTCGGCGGCGGCCACCTCAAGATCCCCGGCGGCGCTGGCCTTCCGTGCAGCCCGGCCGGCGCGGGCCTCGGCGCTGGCGTACTGTGACGGCCGGATGTCGCGCACCTTGAGGCGGGCGATCATCTTGGCGGCAAAATCGCGGGCAGCCTCGGTCAGGATCTTGCGCTGCCCGGCGGCTTGCGCCAGGGCGTTGGCCTCGGTCGCCAGCATCCGGACCCGGGCTGCGTTGTGGATTGCCGCATCGGCTGCGCGCGCAATGGCGTCGGGCGTGGCCAGCTCGCCGAACCTCTCCAGCATCCGCTGATCGGTAAGCGCATCGATCTCTTCCTTCGGTGGGTTAGCAGCGGCCAGGGTGCGGACGAGCTCGTCACCAGACGCGAAGCCGAACAGCTCGGCCACGATGTCGGGGTGCAGGCCGTTGGGCGAGGTCATGCGCCGCGCCTTGACGGCCGCGATCACCTCCGGCGGCGGGGCAATGTCGGCCAGCCCGGCCACGTCCAGCCGCCCGGCAGTGAGCGCGCCGACGTTCGCCACCTGATCGCCCGGCCGTACATCGTTGTCCCGCAGCAGGTCATAGTCGGCCTGGTTGGAATAGACCGGCGATCCACCCATCTCCTCCCGGAACGCTTCCTCGAAGTCCCGCAGGGCGGTGTTGCCGTTCTCGTCGGGCGCCAGATAGCCCAGCTCGGCAAGCTTCTCGGCCATCTGATCGACCGTCCAGCCCTTACCCTCGGCGCGCAGCACGGGCTTTCCGAAGAGGCCAGACTGCGGCTTGTCCTCGGGCTTGACGCCCCACAGCTCCGCGGCGCTCTCGCGGTTGAGCCCGCCCAGCTTGGCAATCGCCACGAGCAGCGAATCCAGGCCAGGATCAACGATGTCCGGGTCGGACCGGAAGCGCTCCGGCGGCGTGATCTTGTCGTCCTCGCCGATCTTGCCGGTAAGGAACTGCCAGGCCCGATACACGGGCTGGCTCATCACCTCGCGGCGCACCTCCATGCGGATCTGCGCACGCTGGGTGTCGGCTTCTTTCTGCAGGCGGGTCAGCTCCCGGGAGCGGGCATTCCTGATCCACGCCAGATCGCGCAGCCCGCGGGCCTGCAGATCCTCGATGGCGTCGGCGGTGGCCTGGATGCCCAGCGCCTGGTAGGCGGCGAACTCCTCCGGCGTCATGCCGGCCTGCTCTGGCGAGGCAAACAGCGGCATCATCGAGCGGCCCATCTCGGCGAGCTGGATCTGCTCGCCGGTGGCGATCATGCGGTCCATCACGCCGCGCACTTCGTCGGTGAGCTCGACGTTCAGCGCCTTCAGGTCGCGGTAGATATTGACCAGCCACGCGCGGAATCGCTGGAACAGGCTCTGCAGCTCAATGCTCGGGGCGCGGCCCTCGAACAGGTAGGCCTCGAAGCCGCGGGCGAACTTCTCGTGATGGTGGCGCTTTTCCTCGAAGTCGAGGCCCTGCCATTCGGCCAGGTCGCGCAGGCCGAACCAGCGCAGCAGCGCCTCAGCGTCCGCAACGATCTCCTGCTCGCCGGGGGTGCGCTCTTCGACGGCAGCCAGCCGGGCGGCCATGTCGAGCTGCATTTCAAGGAAGGCGTGCCCGGTCTCGTGCAGGAAGGTCGAGAGGTCGGCGTTCTGCAGAAGGGCGATGTTCCATGTCGCGGGGGAGAAGGCGCCGCGGGGGCCCTGAAAAAGATCACGAGTAAGCCAAAAGCCACGCCCGTCACCAGATGAGATACTTCCGGCGTAATCAGAACTAAACTGCATGTGATTGCCGGCAGTGCCATGATAAAAAGTGTCGCCAGACAGCGCCGGGATGCCTCGATTTTTGGATGCTTTATTTGCAGATCCAGCATCAACTTCGCCGCTCTGCTCCAACTGCGGCCCACCGAACCCCTGCGCCGTCACCGTCAGCGGATACCGCTCGTACAGCGCCTCGGGCGTGGTGCCCAGCTTGGCCGCCTGCACGGCGTAGAAGTTGCCAACCAGTGAGGCGTAGGACTCGTGAGCCTGCGGCGTGAAGCGGCCGGCCGCGTTGAGCTGCTCGATGATGCGCGATCGCACCACGTCGGCCTGCGCCTTGAAGGTGTCGGCGGCCTCCTGGTCGGCCAGTACGCGCTCGACTTCGGCCTGCAGCTCGGCGCCCTGCTCCTGCAGGTAGGTCTGCGCCTCGGCGCGGCTGAAGCCCTCGGGGTCGGTCTTCAGGTGATCCAGCAGCGCACCGGCAGCCTCGGTCGGGGCGATCCGGGCGGCGTACTCATCGACCGGAATCGCGATCTGCCCACCGGTTGCGGCCGCGACTTCAAGCTGCTCGGCGACGATTGGCGACGCAGTGGCGACCTGTTCGGCCACACCGGATTGCAGCAGGGCCTGCGCGTCGATGAACACGGCCTGCACCGGTGCGCCGTCGGCGGCTTCCCGGATGAAGGTCTCGAAGGTCTGCGGGTCGCGCTGCAGCACCTTGGAGGCGGCGGCGAACTGGTTGAACTGCTCGATGCGGGCGGCCTGCTCTTCGGCCATTTGCGCCTGTTTGGCCCGGCCGCTGGCGACCTGGGCGATCTTGCTGGCCGCGCCCATCACGCCGCCCTGCGCGAGCGTAGCGATAAGGGTTTGGTAAGCGGCGTCCGGGCGCTCGGTAAGGTAATCCCGGAAAGTCTTGTCCGGGTTGGCGACGGCCGCATCCACCAGATCTTGAACCAGCGTGGCAACCTGCTCGCTCGGCACCTCGCGGCCCAGCATGCCGGCGATGAACTGCCCGGCGCCGACTCGACCGAAGTTCTTCACAAGGAAGCCCATTGGCAGGGCCTCGGTAGCCACCTCCACAGCACCCTCAGCCAGGGCACCGCCGGCCGACTCGCCGAGGGTGGCGCCCCGGGCAGCGTACTTGCCGTAGGCCGGCGCCGCGCTATTCACGCCGGCCATCGCAAGACCCGGCAGCGGGTTGGCGGTAGCGATGGACGCGGCAAGGCCCGGCAGGTTCTGCAGGATGGAGACTCCGCCCGAGTACAGCCCGGCGGCCGTCGAGCTCTCGAAGGCGGGCGTGGTGTAGTCCTGCTGGGCTTGCGCCTGCCCGGCCTTGCGCACGAGGTCGGCGCGGCGCACCTGATCTTCGGGCGTGCTGCCGGCGCCGAACATCAGATCGTTCATCCAGAGGCGCATACCGGCGACCAGCGGCTTGAACTTCAGCGTCTCGGCAAAGCCGGATGCCACCGACGCAAAGCTGGGCTTCGGCCCCTGCCACGACTTCAGCGCATTCTCGGCGCCTTCCAGGTTCTTGAGGTCGTCGTGGGCAATCGCGGCGCGCCGCGGGTCGGCCAGCAGGCTGGAGGTGGCCGGGCGCTCCCTGGCCAGCCGGTCGTAGTCGATAGCGTCGATCTTCGCGCGGCGCTCCATCGCCGGCTGTTCGAGCCGCACCGCATCCATCGGAACGCCGTACTGCCGGGCCAAGCCCTGCAGCTTGGCCTCGGTGTCGGGGTTGAGGTCGGCGGCCTGCTGCATGGATTGCCGCATGGCCTGTGCGTTGTCGGTGCGCAGGATGTCAAGATAGGGGTTGTTGTCGGCCATCAGTTGATCCCTTGCGCGCGTCGGTAGAGCGCGACGATGTTTTCCTCGGTGACGGGGCGTCCGGCCCGGCTCAGGGCGGCGGTGATCTTAGCGCGCTCGCTGGCCGGAACCTTGATCTTGTCATCAGCGGCCAACAGCGCGGCGGGCTTCTCGCTATCCCATAGCATGCCGGACACGCCGACCTTCGTGAAGAGCTGGGCGGCGGTCTTCTGGATCTCCTCGGGCGTGAGCTTGGATCCTTTGGCCTGCTCGCGCTCCCTCACCCGAGCCTCGAAGGCGGACCAGATGCGGCCGACCTTCTCGGCGCCGGCCGTGTCGGTGTCCTTCGGCGTCGGGTCAATGCCGGCTTCGCGCATGTACTGGTTGAGCACGTCGCGGGTGCTGCGAACCTGCGTCATGTCCTTGCCGCTGCGCAGGTCTTCCTGCTGGCTCACCAGCGCCTTGAATTCGCTGTCGCCCAGCTTGCTGCGGAACGCCATGAGGTTGGCTGCCTGCAGGGCGTCCGGGTTGGTCTTCAGCTGGTAGTAGAGGCTCCAATCGGTTTCGATGGGCGCGCCCTTGGCGATCTTGCCGGCGAAGCCCATCACCTCATCCACCTTCCCCGGCGGAATGGCGTTGCGCACGCTGGCCGGCAGACCGGCATAGTTCCCGCCGTTGGCGACCAGCTGCCGCTGAGCCTCGGCGAGGGCGCCCTCGTCGCGCTGCTTGATGGCGTCCTCCTGCATCCTGAACCGGCGGGCGGCCTCCTCGCGCGCCAGCTTGAGGCGGGTCGGATTGCCAGCGATGGCCGGATCGCCCTGCAGCGCCGCGTCAATGTCGGCCAGGGTCGGGCGCTGCGGCGTGCCGGCGCCGGAGCTGAGCGCGGCCATGTTCTTGGCGACGTACTGCTGTGTTTCTTTCGGCATGAGCGACAGCCAGCTGATCTGCTTGGGCGCGTTCGGGTCGGCGTTGGCGTCGGTCATCACCGGCCGGCTGGCGTTCTTCAGGGCCGCATCGAGCCGGCCGGGGCCTGCGTTGTAGGCCGCCCACGCCTTGGCCGGGTCGCCGTCGTAGCGCTTGAGCATCGCCTGCAAGTAGTCGCGGCCGACGCGGGCGCGCTCCTCGGGGGAGTTGTCGCGGGCGGGCGTCACGCCGAAGCCGGGGTCGGTGTTGGTGCCGTCGAGCACCTGCATCTCGCCCTTCGCGCCCTTTGGCGACTCCAGCAGCTGGCCGCTCTTCCCGTAGCGCTGGCCGTTCGACTCGGTGGCCAGGGTGATGTTCACGAGGCGGTCAAAGTCGGTCGGCGCCAGCCGCGGCGCGACCTGCCTCACCACCCGATCGGCGACGCCCATCGCCACCTGCGCGTCCATCTGCTTGGTGATGTGCCCGCGCACCGCCAGGATGTCGTCAGCCTCCATGTGCTTGGCGTACTTATTCAGGTAGCCCTCGGCAAAGTCGGGGGCGTTGTTCTCAAGAGCCGCGAGCAGGGCCGTCTTGTGCCCGTCGCTGGTGAGCCGGCGGGCCTGCGCCTCTTGCCACTCGGCGGACTTGCTGAGCAGCTGGCCCTGCCGGTAGGCCTCGGCCCTGATGCGCTCGATTGCGGAATCGGTGACTTTCTGGTCCCGCCAGTTGAGGGCGATCTCGCGCCGGGCGGTGGCCTGCACCCCGTCCGACACGGACAGGCTGTAGGACTTGAATTCGTCCGCCTCGTGCTTGTCGATCTGCCCCATGAAGCCGGTCAGGATCTCGGCAGACCTGGCGCCAAAGATGGCTTTCTGCACGTCGTTGGTCAGGCCTGCGCCGACTTCGCCGATGTGCTTCTTGAGCAGATCGCCGTATTCCAGTTTGAGCGGCTTGCCGTCCGGGCGCTCGATGGCGTTGAGCCCGCGCAGGTTCTGGTAGCCCTGATCCTTGTCGTAGGTCAGGCGCAGCTGAGCCTCCTTGACCTTGTTCAGGGCATCCGTGACGCGCATCTCATTGGTCAGCGCCTGCGTGTCGGCGAAAATGCGCGCCGCGGTGCTGCCAGCTTCCTCGACGGCATGGCCCGTCTGCACGGCCTGCTTGGCGGCGTAGTTCTGCGCCTGCGGGGCGTCGAAGCGAACGGCCGGGCCGGGAGTGGCGCCGACCTGGGGAACGTCAATGCGGGGAACGATCGGCATCAGGCCCACCCCTTGAATGCGTCAGGGTTGATGTCGCCCACGAAGCCGCTGCCGCCGACGGCACCCGCCGGGCCAGCCCCGGGCAGCGCGCCGACCTTGCTCAGCGCGTACCAGCTGCCGGCGACTTTCGTGGCGCTGCCCAGCAGGGTCGAGAAACCGGCGCTGACCGGCGACAGGCCGGAGGCTGAGGCGCGATCCATCCGGGCCTGATTCTGATAGCCCGTGCCCTGCATGCGGTAGCCAAAGGCCGACCGGATCGCGTTGGCCTCGATGGCGCTCTTGTCGATGTCCTTGAGGATGTCCGTGGAGGCCTGCACCTCGGCGGCGTTGCCGGTGCCCAGATCCACGCCGTTGGCGGCCATCGCGGCCCGCTGACCGCTCTTGAGCGCGCCGTACTTCATCGTAGTGGCGGCGACCTGCTGCTGCCCCTGCTGGAGCGCCTGCTGCGCGCTGCTCTCGGCAAGGCGCGCGTTGATCTCTGCGATGGCTGCCTGATAGCGCAGCTGCGAGCGGGCCGACTTGGCCTGCTGGTAGGCCCCGACGGCGGAGCCCATCGCGCCAATGCCCTGCATCGCGAGCGAGCCCCCGCCGGGGGAGGTAAGGAGGGAGGAAAGGTCCATGGCGATCTCCGGTAATGTCGCCATGGTCTCGCGCGCCAGGGAAGGCACGCGCACCAGATCAACCGCCCATCGCCACCTCGGCTGTGAGCGACACCACCGTCAGCGGTAGCGGGTCGGACTGCCGGACGAACACCTGCCCGGAGTCGGCCCACGATGGCGTCAGCATGACCTGGATCTCCTCGCTCTTCAGCGCAGGCGGCGCGCCGTAGGGTTCGGTCGTGCGCTGCTTGGCCTCGGTGAGCTTGTCGGCATCTGGACCAAGGAAAATCCCGGACGAGCGGAACACCCGCAGCCACGCCTTGTTGACGTTCTTGAACCGGCCCTGCCCGTAGCCGTTGTCGATGGGCGCGGCGATCGGCAGCGTCTGCAAGTCGGCGGTGATCGGCAGGCCCACATGGACGACGCTGGCCTCGTTGTCGAGGATGATGCTGCCGCCCGTCACGACGCGCTGCGGATGCACGGCGCCATCGGCCAGGATGGATACCGTTGCCCCTTCGAGGTGGCCCAGGCCGCTGATCGTGTCGGACGGCACGCCGCGGTAGGTCAGGCCGGCATCCACGAAGAACCCGTCCTGCTGGTCGATGAACTGGCGCGAGGCCATGCGCTCGATGTAGCGCACCTGGGCGCCGTTGATGGTGCGGCGGACGACGCAGTACAGCACGTCCTCTGCGCCCTCGGCGACGACTGTGCAGCTCTCGAAGGCGCCGTCGGTGTCGTGCTGGTGCCAGGCGCCGACCTGCTGCTCCGGCACGTAGGTGAGGCCAAGCAGCTTGCCGCCGCTGCTCACGCACCAAACGATAGGCCGCGGCGCCTTGGCGTAGGCCATATCCACCACCTCGGCGCCGTCGAACAGGTGCGCCGAGCGCAGGGACAGGTCCCCGGTGACAAAGCCGTTTGCCTGCCAGTTGTAGGCCAGTTCGCGCACGTGGCCGCCGCGGGATGCGCCGTAGATCAGGGTGTTGTTGATCAGCACCGGCTGGACGTTGGAGGCCCCTACGTAGGACTGCGGGCGCACGCTGATCGTCGTCGGCGTGATCGCGTCCGAATTGACCGACGTGACGCGCCACTCCGACGAGCTCGTGAGCAGCAGCAGCTGGGTCAGCGGGACGATGTGCCGGATCGTGTTCGCCTCGCGCGCGGCCACGCGGAAGGCGATCCGGTCATCGTCGCGGGTCGGCAGCGAATAGCTCATGTTCGACTCGGTGCCGCTCTTGGTCATCCAGATGTTCTGAGGCCGGTTTGTGGTGCCGGCGAAGCACCGGCGCTGCTCGAAGTAGGACACGGCGCCAGGGTAGTCCCCCGCGCCGCTGAAAACGGCGTCGTAGATTGGCGGGGTCTTGGAGAGGTCCGGCGCAATGCTGTCATCGACGATGCTGGTCCCGCTCGTCTGCCCGATGTAGCCATAGAGCCCGCCCTGCAGCTTATAGACGTTGTACCGGGAGGCCCCGGTCACGGCAGCCCAATCTATCGTCACCGTCGCGCCCGTCTCGAACAAGTTGCCGCCCGCGGTCCCCTCCGGCGATGGGGCCGACTCGCTCACCCCGTCCGCCGCGACGGCGGTCACCACATAGTGGTAGGTGTATTTGACCGTGGTGTGCCCGGCAGCCGTCACGGTGGGGGCCGCGGGCGAGGCGACGGACGCGGCAAAGGCAATCGTCGTCAGCTGCCAGTTGGTCGCCCCCAGCCGGCGCAGTTCCCGCGGGGCGTGTCCCGGGTGCGCCAGGGTCAGAACGTCGGCCGACTGCACGTAGTGGATGTCGAACAGGTCGCCCTCGGCGTAGGGGTTGGCGATCTCGTAGGGCGCCGCGCCGTCCATGAGCGTGCCGCCGGCCGTGTGGAAGCGGAAATAGCCGGCGCCGACCTCGATCACCATCGTCTGCGTGGTCGAGTAGGTGAAGGGGATCAGACGCACGCGCTTGGTGCTGTCCTTCACTTCGCGGACGAAGGCAAAGCCGGGCCGGTTCTCGGCCGGCCCCTGGGGCTTGACGATGAAGTTTCGGCACTTGGCAAGCCCGGCCTGATACTTGGCGTCGTCGATGCGGCCGAACATCTCGGGGGACATCTCGCCGCCGGAAAAGCTGCGCTGCAGGATTCGGACGTTGGCCATGATCAGCGCCCCGCCATCCAGCTCACCACGTGCTCGGGCTTGATGCGACGCTGGCTGCTGTCGGATTCGACGGCCTTCGAGAGGTAGGCCTGCATCATCCCGGCGCAGCGCTTGGCCTCGGCCGCGCCGGCGTCACCCTTGATGATCGGCCCGGCCAGCATCGACGCCAGGTGCCACGAGAGGGTCATCGTGAAGAGCGGCGAGAAGCGCGTCGGGTCGCTCACGCTTGCCGAGTAGCGCAGCACGGCATCGGCTTGGTCGGTGTAGATCACGGACGCGCCGGTTTCGTTGATCTCACACGAGAACGGCTGCGGCACGTAGGGGCCGCCGGCCGAATCCGGCACGCCAGAGCTGTAGTCGTCGCTGGAGTTGGGCGGCAGGACCGCGATGATGTTGAGCGCATCGGCCGGCTGCGCGTAGGCGTAGCTCCACTCGGGCCAGCCAGAGGCCAGCAGCGCCAGCTTCGCGCGGCGGGTCGCGAAGCCCCAGGCGTGCATCTCGAGAAGCGAGTCACGCGCAATGGGATAAAACCGGGCGCAGTGCTCGGCCTGCGCGCTGCCCTCGGGCGGGTCGAGGCTGGCGATGGTCGCGGTATCGCCCAGGTGGGACAGCGCGAGGTTGCAGATGTCGATTTCGGACGCCATGGCGGCACCTCATGAAAAACGGGGCGCACCTTGCGACGCGCCCCGCGGGAACTGCCCGGAGGCAGGGGAGGATCAGACCAGATCGTCGGCCGGCTCAGCCGAAGCCCTACGGCCCCGGGCGGGCTTGGCCTCGGGCTCGTCGGCCGGCACCGGCTTGAACCACGAGCCCTTGGCGCCTTCCGGCACGTCGAACTCGTCGCCCTTCTGGCGCAGGTTGTCAAAGAAGCCGACGGCGGTAGCGATGACGCGCATGGCTATACCTCCATCCAGTCTTCAGCGAGCGAGTCGCTGCCGCTCGGGGCCCAGGTGCTCACACTTCCGTCCGCACCCTTCAGGTCAATGTGCGGTCGGTAGTTGATCTCTGTGCCTTCCGGGTAGATGCCAAGCAGAGGGGGTCGGTTAACCTTGAAATTAGAGCCGGGTACAAGGAACACGAACATACCCTTCCCATTCCAGCCGGCACGGGCCGCCTTTTTGCCTGCTTTTAGCAGTTCCAATGCCTCTCCGAAGGTCAAGTTGTCAGAGCGCCGGTAAGCGCGCTCAAACACATCCTTGGGCGACCAGGAGATGTAGCCCTCGTAGTCTGGGTGGTTCGCCTGGCCGCCGTCGATGTATTCCACGAGGTAGCCGTCGTCGGCGGGGTTCTCGTCGGCCGGCACGACCCAGCCGCGCAGGTCGTTGTACGCCTGGCGGCTCATGGGCTTGGCATTGATGGCCTTGGTTCCGATGTAACGATTCATATCAACTCTCCTTTGCAAGCTTGCTGCGCAGCTCGTAGCCCATGAGCGGCCAGATTTTCGCCACCGCGTTGTCACGCGCGATCTGGCGCCCGATCTCGGCGTTGAAGTTCTCCGGGCTGGCGCAGGCCGATTCGCCGGTGACGGTGAAACCATTGCGCAAGACGAGGACGCAGAAGGTAAGCCGTTCGGCAGAACCGTAATACCACGCAGGATCGTCACCATTCTCAGCTGCGGCGCCATCAATTCCATTTGCCGCAGTGAAGTAATACTCGACATCAATGTTCGCCTCGATGTCAGCCGGCGTGATGCGCGGCGCCACATTGGCGCCCTTGGCCTGGATTTCCTGCTCGATCTGTTGCTCGTTCATCTCGGCCCCCTATCAGGCGACAGTGAAGCCGCTCGGACGCGCCACGTTGCGCTGAACGTCCATGGACATGAAGGCGTCGAACTTGCCGGCGGTGAGCGCCGCGGTGCCGATGCGATAGACGATGCGGGTGTAGCGGCGCAGGCCCAGCGGCGGGCAGGCCTGCAGCAGAACGGCGCCCTGCTTGACGCTGGCGACCGGCAGCACGGCGCCGACCAGGGCATCGGCAAAGGTCGAGTTGTCGGCCGAGTCCTGCAGAACCGCCTGCACGGTAGCCGAGCCGCCGGAGGTGGCCGTGGTGTTGCAGATCACGTTGATCCACAGCTCATCGTTCAGGCCGATGTCGGCCGACTCGGCGCTGCCCGCGTCATAGACGTTGGTGGAGGCGGTGTCGCCGGTCGAAGTGACGGCCTGCGCGATGCTGTACTTGGTGTTGAGGTCGAGCATACCCATGATGGTGATCTCCTTGGCTTAGACGACGCGGGCTTCGGTCGCCAGAATCTGATCGACAGTGAGGACCGGCACGCCCATGAACTGCAGCTGACCGCCCTGAATCCCGGTGCCCTGGCCTGCCACGGAGCCCGGCGCAACGGTGCCGTACTGATTCACGCCCTGGGTGAAGGAAAGCGCGTTCTGGCTCTTGTCGAGGGCCGCAACGCTCAGCATTTCCTTGACGGTACGGGACGCCATGAAGGTGGCGGTGCCCATGCCCATGGACGGGATGCGGGCCAGCGCCTTGATCATCAGCTTGTTGAGCCAGGTCGCGGCGGTGATGGCCTGGGTGCCCGTCTGGCCGGTGAGGTCGGAAACGTCGATGTTCGCGATCCGCACGGCGTAGCGCCAGTCCTTCACGTGCAGGCCGAACTTCCACTTCCACAGCTCGGCATAGGCGCGGAAGCGGTCGTTGTTCTCGTCGAAGGCATCGATCTCGCCGAGGTCTTGCTGGGTCAGGCCGGCCTGGGAGCCCTTCGGATAGATGCCGGTGACGGTGTTCTCGCCCCAGACGACCAGCCACACCGAGGTATTGTCGGAGCCGGAGCCGCCCGCGTCGATGATGTTCTGGCTGTTGGTGGCCGAGAGGCTGTTGTAACGCGGAGTCAGGCCCAGCACGCCGTCGGGGTTGGCGGAGGTGTCGCCGTAGATCAGCTGCTGCGCGAAGCTCTGGTTCATCGACTCGATGAAGGACAGGCCCTCGGACAGCCGGAAGGCCGGCGCGTTGCCGTTGAGGTCGGCCAGATCCTTGTCGATCTCGTTGCGGCCTTCGAGCATCGCGCAGACATCCTCGATGGTCGCGCGGCCGGACTTGCTGACCTTCACGCCGCGGTAGAAACTGCGGAGCTGGACGGTCGGCAGGCCAGTACGGACAACGCCCTTGTGGCCGGTGGGCAGGTTGCCCTCGATGAAGTTCATGTACTGGATCAGCTCGTTGGACTGATTCAGCAGTTCCGCAACCGTCGCGACCTTGCCATCCGGGCCGAAGCTCTTGGCAATGTCGATCAGCGTGTTGCGACCGGAGGAAACAAGCGGCATGGTTGCCATGGTGCGGTCCTTTCGCTATCAGGATTTCGGGGTGTTGTCGTACAGAGCCGCCAGACGGTCAGCCGGCGCGGGCGCCTGCTTTCCGGTGACGACGGTATCGGCGCTGATCGCCTTACCGGCGCGGTAGAACACCCGCAGCACTTCGGGGTGGTTGCCGAGCCCGGTGTCGTTGAGGAGCTTGGTAAATTCGGGCGTCGCGAACTTGTCGAGCGCGGTCTTGGCGATGGCCAGGTTCTCGCCCAGCTTCTCGCCGCCGAACTCCTTGTCGGCCTTGGAGGTCTCGGCCCACTCGGAGGTCATCGCCTGGAGCGCGGCCTGCTGGCGTTCGGCGATGGCCGGGGCCATCACGTCGAGCACCTTCTGCGCCTTGTCCTGCGGCAGGTTCAGCTCCTTGGCGACTTCGGAGAACTTGCCAATCACGCC